CAGACTTGCCAAGGCATCTGCAACAACTTCATCACCATGAGCGGATTTTGCGCCAGATGGATCCTGAGAGTTCGCGGCCTTTGAATGTTCAACTAACCCACCCGGTTTAACAATAAACTGCAGACACTCCATATATGCCGCGGCTGATCTATTGATAAATGTCTGAGAACCTAAAGCGTCTCGATAATTCTCAAACACATGCGTTCTGGCTTCCGGATTAAGAAAATAACCGGGTTCGTCAGTTACACGCTGGCCAACCTTCTTCTCCATCTTCCGGTAATAGACATTCCCGTATCCGGAAGCGATCACTTTCATCGTAAAAGTTTTGCCAGTGGGCCCTGACGCATCCCAGATCATAAAAGCGTTATTAAAGAATTTTGCAAGGGCCATCGTATAATTAGCAAATCCGTTTGGTCTGACGTGTGGAGTACGAAGAACACCGACCTTCTCGCCGGTTGAAATGTCCACGATCGAGGACACGGAATTTGATGCACCGGTACCGGCAGACACATCTGATCCGATTGCGAATTTCATATCATGTGGAATTTTGCCGGAAGAATTTAAAGGCAGCCAAAGAGAAATATCGCCATGAATGTTTTCAGTGAAGCGTTTCGGGATTTGAGTTTCTGGATCAAACTCAAGATCCCCAATTAATAACGGAGTTCTTGCATTCTTTTTTCTTAATATCTCGATCGTTTCCGGATCAAAAAACTGATAATCGGATCCCAGAAAATCAATGTCAAGTTCCTGTGCAATTTCCATTTCCGATACGCATCTTGAACATTCGTTGTCATACCATGGACTTCTGGTCTTTCCATCAAGGCGAAAAGGATAGTCTTCCGGAAATTTTACTTCCCGAGCTGCTTCCCCCTTTTTCCGAACAGTAACAACAGTACTATAACCGTCAAGGAGTTCTAGTTTCCCATCTTTGTCAGCCCGGTATAGACCTTTGTTATATTCCGGATGTGAGGTCCAGTGCAGTCGAATGTTTCTGGCTGATGAATTATGGCAAATTTCATAAAAGGCATTATTTGCGCCCTGAGGTGTAGAGTTAAATCCACGGCATTTCGTTGTGTCCCGGGTCGCTCTTAAAACTTTAAAGCCGTCATTTATATCGAAAGCTGCATGTTCGTCAATGAACATCGCGGTCCGTCGATCGCCGCGGCCAGCGTCACCAGTCGTTGACTCACCGTCAATAACACTATCGTTATCAGCGTTCGCTAAATGAAGAAGTCTTCTCCCGGGATCTTTGTCCGCCATCCATCTTCCGGTCGGGAGTAACCATTTCGGCTGATATTTATGTAAAAAATCTATTTTCCAAAAAAGCGTTTTTGGGTTTCCGGACTCATCAACATATTTCTCGTTTCTCGATATAAGTAAAAAACTCAAATCTTTCTTAAAATGCCAAAACCACTCAAAAACCGTCAGACCCATCCATGATGCACCCATAGTCCTCGATTTCGGCACAACAAAATCCTCACCGGATTGAATACAATCGGCCATGGATAACATCGCTTCGTCTTGAAAGTCATAAGTAATAAAAGGAAGTACAGGAGTTTTATGGCGAGGATCATACGTCCAGCAGAAAGTATTGATATAAAACATCAAATCATCAGCGCACATCTGCTTAACCGCGGCTGCTTTAAAAGGATCGCTCCGGCAGATTGAAAGGACATTTTTCCGGAATGTTAAATTTGCAGCCATACTTTTCGGAACCATGCCGTAATGTGGGCAAGACATCGATCCCAAAACAGTTAAAACCGCCACTAAAAACCATTTCCGCATAGTTTTTCAGCCTCTTTACTGATGCTCAACAATTCATCAATAACTTCAGTCGTTTTACTACCGTCTGTGTCCTTTTCGCCTTTAGATGCTTCCATTTGCGCTCGACTCGGAAGCAATTTTGTAAATGTCGTCTTCCAAAATTCTGCGGCGGACATATTACTCTGTCTGCAATGGGCCAATAACCCCCACGCAGATCCGTCTGGACATTCCGCAATCGATGGATCGTTTACCATCATGTTTCTGGCAACCCACCTTATAATCTCAACTTCAGTAGCCTGCTTCCCTTCAAATACACTTAAATCAACAGGCTTTAAAGGATCTGCCGTTGCTGATAGGCCAGCCAGAAGCTTTCTAACCTCCGGCTGACCATCATCGGAGACAACACCATTTTCAGAACCCACGACAGGTTTCTTTTCAGGACTTAAATCCTGTTTCTTATCATTTTTGTTTTTTGAAGTTTTTTCCGTAGCCGGCTTTGTCTCTGTCCTTTTACGACTTCCAGACTGGCCAATAACTTTAGGAGGATTTTTGAAAAACTCTGCGACGGCTCTGGCTTGAGCCTCCTTAGGAGAACAACCCTGGAGCTTTAACTCATCTCGTAAACGAATGAATCCGGGCCATTGTCCAGCCTCCTTTAATTGATTCTTTAAAGATTCGCTTAATTTCGCCATGTCTACCATATAGCCTCTGATATTTTTCATGTCAAGTAAAAACTATAAAACTTTTTTATAATTCCCTGCTTTCTTGAGAACATTGTAAAATTTTTTTATATATTTTTTTGGGTTTTTGTCTCTAATAAATTTATATCAGGGAAAAGTGTGCAGCGCTATACACAATTTTATATATTTTTGGGACTTTTCCGGCTAAACAAATAAAACGTAAACCGGCAAATTAGCCGCTTACCCACTTTTTTTAAGTTTACATTATGAATTACCTTCGATTATCGACACGGAAGGGCTGAGGTAACTAGGGACTCCAACAGCTTTCGGGCCGGGGGGTGTGGTAAGAAAATCCCAGGCCAAAATAAAAAGAAATAAGATAATAAATCATCTAATCAAATTACAGCCCACAGCCTCACAGCTCACCACCTCACAGCACAGCTCACAGCACAGGACCCGCACTGCCCACAGCCCACCACACCACATGACAGCCCATGTATTATAGGTGATATTGGTATTGTGTTACTTACCAAGCGAACGCTTGGACATTATCGCAGCTCAACTAGTTATAAAGCCAAGATCTAACAGGTCCATAAGCAGATAACCAGAACGGCCTGACTACCCACCACCTCCACCTATACACACGGGAGGCCAAAACACTCCAAATTTATAACCCCTAACCCCCTGATATACCTTCATAAAGGGCCAAGTTTATACGATTTATAACTTGTGATTATAAATTTACCCTCTGTCTAACTACCTGTTATTACTTTATAAAACACCTCTTTTTATCAAGTTTATAATTTATAACCCGTTACCCCCATACAATAAAAAGTCTAAATCAACATAAATTCACAGAATAATTAACACAATAGTATTTAAAAAAAAAAAAAATATAATAATAAAATAACACTACACTACTCAAGCAAAATCAAGCACTTAGCAACATTTCAAGTTTATAATAAGTGCAATATGAAGAGCTATAAACTTATAAACTTCTCCCTGTACCACGAATAGGTTGTTGACAACCTCGCCTTAGTAATATATAAGTACAGGTAGAATATAAACAATATTGGAGGTTACACCATGCCAAGAACATCAAACAATATAACAGACAAAACGGGCAGAATAATTGATGGTTATGATTATGATTTGCAGGTCTGGATTTTGTCCGGCAGATATCAAAACTGTGGACATCCTGAAGACATGAATTGTGATTGTTTTGGCCGACTACATCAGGGAGAGGAAAACAAATAATCATGAAATTAACAAGTGATGGATATATCTTGAAAGTAATTAAATCGACCTATTATAAAACATTAAATATTACTTGCAGTCTGGTATTAAAAAGACTTCCAGACGGCAGAAAAACAAAGTTAAATATTATAACGAAAGGCCAGTAAATGAAAATTGAAACATTAAAAGAATTATCAAAACTATCTGACCGCATTTTAGACATTGCGGACAAATTCGACGAACTCACCACTTCAGACCTGCAAGGCATTATTGGTGCTGTTCTTCTGGACGCTTTCAACCTTGAAAGAATTAAGAAACCCAAACCCACACCCACAGCAGGAGCAGGAAACAAGAAGAAATTTAATTATGTTGATGAACAGTTTAAAAAAATTGTTCCTTATGATTCTGGATATAAAGCCACGATCAAAATCATGACAACCGCAGGCCATACAAACAACATGGATATAACCGTTCCACAACTTAATAAAATCAAATTAATCTTAGCAGGAGAATGACATGGTAAAAGAAAACTTTCAGAAAATGACAACAATTGAATTGTTGCAACATGATAAAGTCTGGGAAAATAACGGCAAATATACCCTGAGATATTTGGTAAATAAGTTAATAAAAGATCGTGAAGAACTTCAAACAATAATTGATTCACTCTTAAAATAACTGGAGGCCATACCATGACAGAATTAACAAAACAAAATATTTATGACTGGTTAGGCTCTGACAACACCGAAGCCCAAGCCGTTGAGATCATCCAAGATTTAGCCAATGGGAATTATGATATTGAAGCCCTGAAAAGTGATATCTCAGGATATCAAGATAATTTGAAGCCATAACCCATGATGATATTTGTCAAACTTGTGAGACTATCGCTAAAAAATTGAACTTAACTATCGGGGCAAAACATGCACGTTTACAGCAAAGACATTAACAATAAAAGAATAGTTCTAACTGAAGTAAAAGGCATTTGGAAACTGACTGTAATTAATAGATCAAGTAATAATTATACAACATCAAAAGTATATGGAAAGGATGAAAAAAAGGCCCGGGCAGAATATAAACAGAAAATAAAAGATAATTCTTAAAAGCTTGAGGAAATAAGCGCACCTGCTTATTTCTTAAACTTTTTAATAATAACAGGAGACATAAAATGAAATATACAGAACTAAAAGCAAAGCATTCGGCCGAAGTAAACAACTTCCCCATGGCCTTCTCTTTCTCAGACGATCAGCTTGTTAAGGCTTTGAAAAAATTAAATGTAAAACGTGAAAACATGGAGGCGGAACTTATGGGCCTTGACGGTGGCGGAATGATCCGAAAAACGGACGTAGAAGCTTTTGACAACATGTTTGCAAGACACCGGACAGAACGGGCCGAAGCCTTTAAAGACGACGAATTTTTAATTAATGCGATTAATTACGAACTGGGAAATCATGAATTTATTATAACTTATGACCCACAGCCAGTAATTGACGCGCTCAACCTTGATATTGAAGACGAACGGGTTTTGAAATGTTTTTGTATTGCAAGAAAAAAATATCTGGAATGGCAGGAAGAACACGGCTGTTTTGCATAACTTTTTAAACTTTTTAGGAAATAGGCTTAAGGGCTTATTTCTTAAGATGTTTAAATAATAATATCAATTACTTGAAAGGTGCATTATGAAAACCTACGCAGATTTAGAAACCGCTTTAATGCTCGAATTAAAAATTTGGTTTAAAAGACAGTGCTTGCTTCCTTCTGAAAGTTTTTATCTTTATTATCAAGAGAAAACATCAGAACATAACGGGGGAATTATTATTTTAGTGGATCCGCCGGCAAATAAAAACTATCGCCTTGCCTCTGCTGAAAGAATTAACAAAGGCGCAACAATTGAACAGAATTCTAATTACTTCCGCAATTCAATACTTGGTGGACTTCCGGTATTAGGATAAACAATTATTAATCATTAACAAAGGGATTAAACAAATGAAATTAGATTATAAGTATATTTTAAATCAAACTACTTTAGTAGGGAATGGTGATTGTGGACATTCTTTTTATGATTCTATTATTGAAGTATGCCGACTATTGTTTAAAAATGTAACCTACAAAGACGGGCTTATAACTTCTAAAACAAAACTTGGAAAACTCCGTATTATTTGCAGCTTTAACGAGCCTAAAGTATATATTGATATTTCTAATTGTTGGTGTCAAGAAAGTCAGTTAAATTCTTCAAATATAAGATTTTTAAATTATGAATCTTGTTGCAACTTCCTGGACGGAGTAAAGGACCTTGAAGATATTATTGTTAAAAACGAAGGATAATAAACAATTAAACAGGAGCTAAAAACATGAAAAAATTTAACACTATAAACACAAAAGAACAAAATAATATAATTTATGACCTTTGTTTGTTACATGATAAGTTAAACGAAATTAAAAGGAGCGACAAGCTATTAACGCCAGCCGTTGAAAAGCTTATTATTGACATGCAGAATGAAATTAAAGATAGAATCCGCCTTGCAGCAAGATTAATAAAAGAACTTAACGCCAAATAAACAATTAACTCGGAGGCTTAAAAATGAAAACCTGCACCTTGTCAGAAGAGACACAAAAAGAGCTTTACGACGTATTAGTACAAATTGAAAAAATACGGAGAGTTGAACACATTTAACTATAAAATCATACGAGAGGACAAGCCATGGCCGATACAGCTAAAGTTATTTTAATCGAGGGAAACCCACATAATAAAATTCCCAGGTGGATCAATTGCAGTTTGCAGAACTTCAGACAATGAGTATTGGGCGCATATCGAAGTAAATCACAAAGACGGGCCAAACGGTCAGATCCTTGAAGACGATCACCGGCAGAGCAAGAACGGGGAAGTCGTCACAAGCCGGGTTGATTACAACTATCCTCATACAGACATTCCGGCCATTCAGTACCATGAAAACATAAACCACATAGCCGTCCGGATCAAGACGAAAGGAGGCAAGTAGTATGGACACGATAACCAGAAAATATAATCTTTACCAGTATCAGGAGCTTTCAGAACAGGCCAAACAGAAGGTGCAGCAGATGTTTGGCGAGGATCCGATTGATGAAACGAGCATGCTGACAGAAGACTTTAAAATGTTACTTGAACAGGATAACCCGTATTTTACAAACCCAGAATTTCAGTGGAGTTTGGGCCATTGCCAGGGAGACGGATTGAGCTTTTCCTGTGATGTTGATGTTTTAGCGTTTGTAAAGGCAGAACTGGAAAGCATTAAAAAACCTAGTGTGCAGAATGTGATTTCTAACTATTTAACAATCAGGTCAACGGGGAATAAAGGCCGATATTGTTACGCATCAAAGAACGATATTGATTTTGATTTTGAGACAGATGTCGGTGGGAACATAGAGCAGGTTTTTGATTCTGTAATTAAAGCCGTACAGGATAAGTATATGGATCTTTGTGCTAAATTCGAGAAAAGCGGTTATGAGCAATATGCTTACAGGTATTCCGACGAGAACGCACAGGAAATGTCTGAGGGGAATGATTACACTTACCTTGAAGACGGAACGATGTTTAACAAAGAGGAAGGAGATACACCGAGCAATGGTTGAATATACAACAGTACCCATGGACGACGGGACGGACGATTTTATTTTGCAGTGTAACAACTGCGGAGCATTTAAACTGAATGCAGGAAGTGGATCCGAAATCGAACACCACAAGACCTGCAAACCTAACGACGATGACTGGACGGAAGGAGCAGGCGAGTCATGGTAAAGAAGTAAACAGAGACATTAACCCATAATTTTAAAAACGGAGACAGTATCATGGCACAAAAAAAAGTAGTTAAATCACCAGCGATCAAAATCCAATTTATGAACCTTATTTTAGTGGGAGATTCCCCGTTGGTTTGTCATGCTTGGAGCGAAAAGGCAAAGAAAATAATGGCAGACGACCAGGACCCCGAAAAGGTCAAGCCTCCAAGAACAAAAAGAGACAAAATAGCAGAATATCAGGCGAGCATGTATCATCTTCCGAACGGAAAACATGGTTTCCCGTCAATTGCTTTTAAATCTTCCGCCGTCCGAGCAGCAAAGAACGTGGAAGGGATGACCATGGCCGACACCAGAAACGCTTTTCATGTTCAGGGGGAACTGGTAGAGATAAAAGGAAAACCGGAAATGCGTGAGGATATGATCCGCGTTAAAACTGGCGGAGCAGATTTGCGCTATCGTGGAGGTTTTAACGAATGGGAGGTTGAGATTACCGTCCGGTTTAATTCTTCAGTTATTAGCGCAGAAAAGATTGTGAACCTGTTTAATCTTGCAGGGTTTGGCGTAGGTGTTGGAGAATACAGACCAGAAAAAAACGGATCTTGGGGCTTATTTCATGTTAAAACGGAGAAGGAATAATGGAATATGACTGGAAATACGGCTCAAGAATCTCCGGTAATGCGAGTGTTGTTGGCGGTCAGATTGAATCTATACGTCAAAAAAAGGGCGGTTTTGTTGGTGCTAGAGACGTTTTGCAGAGTGCAAAGAGAAAAACATCTCCCCTGCACGAATATTTTGAATGGGACGATGGTTTGGCTGCTGATGAATATCGGTTAGTTCAGGCAAGAGAATTGCTGCGAGCTATTGTTATTGTCAGGGAAGATGTTACTGTTCGAGGATTTGTAAACGTCCAAATTGAAGACGATCTAACTTATACCAGTATTGACTTTGCTTTGTCAGATGCGGAGTTGAGGTTACAAGTTATAAATAAAGCAAAAAAAGAAATGATATCATGGCATCAAAGGTATAAAGATTTAGTAGAGTTTAATCCCATTCATGAAGCTATTGCGAGGTTTGCAGACTAGGCAGGCGTGGACTGGCGGGGCGGGGCATGGTCAGGCCCGGCGCGGAATGGCTTGGCAGGCATGGCCAGGCGCGGTGAGGCAAGGCGAGGTGAGTGGGGCGAGGCATGGCAGGCGTGGTCAGGTCTGGTTTGGCATCGCTGGGCGAGGCGAGGTATGGCGGGGCAGGCTGGGCGCGGCAAGGTTCGGCGGGGAGAGGCAAGGCGTGGCAGGGCAGGGCAGGTTAGGCGTGGCGAGGCAGGGCAGGGCACGGCAGGCTAGGCGTGGCGAGGTTTGGCTTTGCAAGGTCAGGCATGGCAGGGCGAGGCAGGCAGGGAAATCTATAACGAAAGGAGGAACAAAGTGACTAATGCAATTATTTACGCGAGGTTTTCTCCGCGCAGAAACGCTGAAACTTCAGACTCAAACGAGATCCAGAAGGCATATTGTGAACAGCATGCTCATGACAAAAAATACACTGTGGCCGGTTTTCATGAGGACAAGGCCCTTTCCGGATCCGACGCAGATCGTCCGGCTTTGTGGGCCGCCCTGGAGCAATTAGAAAAGGGCTCCGTCTTGCTGGTTTATAAGCTCGACAGACTGGCCAGAAACGTCTATCTGATGGAATTAATAAAGCAGGCAGTGAAAACCTGCGGCGCAAGGATTGAAGCCGTTGAGGGCGATGTTGAAGGCGATACGGCTGAATCTGTGCTGATTAGACAGATACTTTCTAGTATATCGGAGTATGAACGCAAGATCATAGCCTTAAGGACTAAATTTGCAATGCAGCAACATCAGCGAAACGGAAAGAGAATGGGTAGGTTTCCGCCTTATGGTTTCCAGATCGATCCGGAAGACAATACCATGCTCATCCCGGTTGAACTAGAGCAAAAGGCAATCGTCCGGATCTGGGCGATGAAGGCCGAAGGATATGAGACTATGCAGATTGCCAGAAAGATGAACCATGAGAAGTTGCATAAGACCCGGAACGGAAATCGCTGGGCCAGAAAACAAATTGATAAAATCTTAAGTAATCACAAACAAATAAAAGGAGACAGTAAATGAACAAGAATCCAATAGATAGTTCAGTAATTGCAAAAAGGCTAGCAACTGCGCTGGACAGAACTCAAAAGGATATTGAATCCTATTTTGACCGGGTTAAACAGGGGGCAACTGATATTATCCGGGAGAATGTAGCCGACGCAATAAGGAGTAAAACCTTGACAGAAGATATCGCAAAGCATGTCGATAAAAATGTTTCTTTTGTTGTCGCTAAACACTTCAGGCAAAAGGACTTCAAAGGGGATCTTGACAGGAAAATTGAATCTATTGTTGGAGAAGAATTCAGCGCTTTTATTAATAAGTCTGTAAAGGAGGTTTTTGAGGACTATTTCCGTGAGAACATCAGGGTTATGATACAGGACTCAATAGAAAAACAAACAGACTATGTTATTGAGACGACTAAAAAGATTGCCTTAACAACTTTTACTGACGCTATATCGACAAGAGTTAAAGAGCAGTTTAATGATGTGGCTTGTAAACATGTCATTACAAAAAAGATCGACGAGCTGATGGGAGCTCTTGGGAAAAGTCACGTTAAGCGGCTTTTAGAGACTGAGCTTGAGCACAGGGAAGGGGAAAGCGACAAGCATTAATATTTTTGTTCCCTCTATACTTACACTACTCATACACCATTGTGGTGTATGCAGTGGTGTATCTGTATCCTGCCGTTTTTGCATGGTTTTCCTTCCAGACACACCATTACCTACACCTATACTTACACTACGACTTACACTACTATTTTTCTTCTATAATCTGAACAATACTCTTTAAAACGTCCAGTGGTACCTCTGACCCGTGAGCAGCAACATGCGCTATGGATTCTGGCTCTCCCATCGAGGGATGTAACGTGGCTACTCTTAGCTTTTTCTTTTTGGTGATTTCATCTTGAGTGATAACAAATCCGGTCGTGGTTGCAAAATTGGTTGTAAATGTGGCGTGAAGAACTTTCATGTTATTTCTGTCTTTCTATTGTTAATTCAACCCTTGACGTCTTCTTGTCGATAAAAAACTCTGCCGGCAACGTGGTTAAATGTTCCGAATCGTCGTCTACCAGTAGGTTTGCGTCAACCAACCCGTCATATGTCGGCTTTAACATTGCCAGATGGTTAATGTCGTCACGTCGGCGCTTTTGCTTGTGATAGAATTTCGCCTTGATCGTAGCTCTCCGCCATGGCCCGGAACTGATCCCTTCACGTTCTGCAGCTTCCATGGCCAGTCTCCGGGACTTCTTTGTTACTGCAGCTCGTTTCATCCTACCGCCAATAGATCCGCACACGGTATTTGGAGACAATATCGCAGGTGGAAGCGGTAGGATTATAACGACGGTTTCTTTGGTAAATTTACTTTTTACTTTCATTAACCTGTGCTATGTGGTCGTTGTAAGAAGTGTAGGGGACAAATACTGAAGAAATCGAGCTGATTGGTTTTTCATATATCCAACCGCCAGGGACGCGATGAATAATTAGTGCGTTCGGCTCTTTCCCTGGCATTTTCATAATTTTAACTTCATGTAGCTTCATGTCGTAAACAGTGTACGGCTCATCCCCGAAGGAATCTTCATACTCAATAACTCTTTTCTCTGTCATCATCTTCTCCTTTTTTCGGCCTAGGCCAAGTATTCTGTTAGCGATCTTTTCTTTTTTCCAATCGACCGGACCGCCTTCGTCGTCGAATGGATCGTGAATATCTTTAAAAAGTGAATGGTCCATATCAGTAATTTGGGATCGTTACATTAATCGTGAAAGTGTATTTAATCTCATTGTTAGCAAGTATCTTAGCTTTCATTTTAGAGTCGTCCATTACCTTCTTTGCCATTTGTCTTTTTATGCCAGCCTTGACCATTTTCTGTAAGATAGCTATTTCGTGAATGTTCTTCCTGGTAAAGTACGCCGGGGATCCTGCTTTCGGGGCTGGGATCTCTGGCGTGATTAGCCCAGCGAATACCCAGCCGGTAAGTGTCATATATTTAAGATCGAGCATTTTGCAAACTTCACCTTTTTGCCATAAGGGATCTTTCATTTATTGTCCTTTCTGTTTAATGGATGACAGATAGAATTACAACCATGCCAATCAAGATTACGCTTAGAGATGTCGCCCATAGTTTCGATAAACTTAACAATCATTTCTGCCATCAAATAATCTGGCATATCAAAATCATTCTCAACATTATACTTATTTATTAATTTTTGTAAGTCTACTTGAAAAGCTACTGAAGCCATTACACCACCCCCCTATTCAGGTTCTTGTTTTGTTTCTTCCAATCCATACGGGTATGCCCAGACCATCAAGGCGCGTTTCCCCGGTTTTGTTCCGATTACAACATGTTTTTGTTCTTGTAAATCAGCTAAATGGTCGTCGCGTTGACGTTTGCTGTGTTTCGGGGTTTTTTGTGCAAGTACACTTTTCGGGATCCCTTTTGCTCCGGCCTTTTTAATATGGCTAAATATTCTCAGTTTGTCTTTTTCGTAAACACTTTCTACGACATGGTTCTCTACCATATTCACAGTTCTGGTCAGGAGTGCATTTGCCAGTTGACACGCCCAATCAGCGTGCATATCTGAGATCTCGGGATTGTCGAATCTATCCCCTGCAGCGACATTAAGCGCAAGCCGGCGAGCGTTCTCCCCGGACTTTAACCATAATTTATCAACACCTTTATTCTGGTTCTGTCTGGCCATTCGGTCTGACGCTAGTTCAAAATCCATAAAGCATTCATGGGCCTGCGCGTTTGTAGGGATTACTGCCGGGAATATGCCCGTTGCCGCGTCGATGTCCGGAGTTCCTGCAGGGGCCATAATTGATCTTGTCCACCATGCCTGCAGCTGAGTGACCAGATGCTCTGGAACAGGTTTTGTTTCGTGTTCTTTCCATCTTTTAGCTGGATTTGTGTTTGATATAAATATCAACACACGACCCAGCCATCCGTCCTCGATCTCTGCAGGACTGATACCCTCGCAAAGCTTTTCAGGTGTCGTCGTACCATATAGGCAGCAACATGGTTGAACGATAACCTTGCGCTCCTGTTTTGCATATTCTTTGCCATAATATGTCGATTTCGCACATGAATAAAGTTTCATTAATATCGGGACAATAGATGCTAAATGTGGATTAACTCCGCCAGAAGCCTTGATGCTACCCATCATGTGGCCAATTTCATCCATGGGGAAATATATCGAAGGAGATTCTGTCAGGCGTGATTCGATCGCTGCATCTCCAGTGACACTTTCTCCGCCCAAAATTGCGTGAATCCCTGCGGTTTCTATCAGTCTTTTAATCTGATCTCTGGCGTGCTCCTTCCCTGCGCTGGAAGGAGCGACACCCATTGCGTACAGGTTTGTCCGATTGTTCCATTGATCTCTGACCTTCTGTCCGAATAGTGCTCCACAGAAAGGCAGGACAGCCCCAAGAGTGAGTAAAGGTTGATCTTTTAAAGCAGTTGCGTTGATCCATGCACAAATGTCTCCAATTAAGCCTGGCGGTTTCAATAACCATTCAGGGAATGCTTCTTCAGGTTTTATCTCGGAAACTGATTCAATTCTGGGTTCGTTTTTTACTTCTTTTTTCACACTGGCCAATAATCCAGCTGCCAGTTTTCCGCCATAGTCCATGAGTTCCTCATCGTCTGGCCTTAACCCGTATTCTTCTAATAACCAGCCTGCAGGTTTCTTCCCGGGCGTTTTCTTAGCTTCATGTACTTTTCTCTCGAAGTCTTTCCGTTCCTTTTGTGGATCCCATGGCGGATTGCACATGGGATTGTATACGCTCCATAACAGCTGGATTGCCGTACCCTCATCGAGTTCAAAACCAACTACCAAAGAGCGAGCGGCCCATAATAGAGCCTCATGGCCGTCCTGTCCCTGATTTGCCGGCGCACATTTCTTCAGGTACAGTTTCGCTCTGTCAATAATGTCTGTTTTGGGAAGATTTACTTTGTTTATTATTTCCCTGGGCTTTTCCCATGGTAATGCCGGTGCTTCTTTTTCTGGCTTCAGATGTTCCGGATATTCTGCCAGCTCGACATCATCAGGGCCATGTTTCGGCATCCATTGATACTTCTTCCCGTTTGGATGCGTGGACGGGGTTAGAATAATATAATAGCCGTCACCCCGGATATCGATTCCGTTCCGGAAGTTGTTTCTATTTGCAGGAGGATCGTCTGATTTAAACAGATAATGCGCTCCGCCTCTCGGTGTGATCTGAACGGCTGTTTTTGGCATGGTTTCGGAGAATTCTTCGAGAGATTCAAACCCGTCCTCACCTTTCTCTGGGTCATAGTCGATATCGACGGTATAAACTCCGGAAGCTTCACCACAGGCAAGTCCGATATTTGCCTCTGGCCATCTTTGCCACCAGGCGCGAATGGTTTTTTCGTCGGTCGTTGCGTCTCTGCAGCCATGTTTTGTCAGCGGTGTTTTGACTTTAGCTCCACATGGGAAGATGTGCCAGCCTCTTTGCGAGTAGTTCAGTGCGTGATTAATCATTTAAGCTATACCCTATTATTTCAGCGTTTTTCCCGCGCTGCCGCACGGTGATTGTTCGGGTTCTGTCGTTGATCCATTGTGGTAAAAACATGTCCTGTAGTGCTTCTCTTACAGTTATTGTATCCCAACTAGAAAAGCCCCTAGCTCTCCACCATTGCCGAGCTTGTCGTTCGGCATATCCACCATGATCCAAACAGATCCATTCTCTAAACGTGCTGATCCCGCATCGATATTGCACCCGGAGACTATCAGGTTTTTCTGGCTTAATATGCCGATGAACAGTGACGGCATCAACTAAGAGAGTTTCTGGTTCGCTACCCAAGATATTCTTATTACTGTGTTTTGCTTCGTTAAGTCTTCTTTCTCCTTCTTCAGATTCAAGCCTTTCAATTTCCTTTTTAGGGATCACCCAACCACAATGAGGGCATTCCCCAATAGCACGACTAAAGGTATCACCACAGTCTTTGCACTCGATTATTTTAACCACTCCAGCGTCCAGGCAATCAATTGGCCCATGCTCTTCAATACACCCAGCATAGTCAAGCACTAGACAATCCTCTTTCCCGGGATGCGTCCGCAGACCACGCCCGACCATCTGCATATAGAGCCCTTTTGACAGCGTAGGGCGAAATAGGGCAACACAATCCACCTGCTTTGCATTAAACCCTTCGGTATAAACATTGATGTTACAGATAGCTTTAATCCTACCGGCCTTAAATTCATCTGCTATGCGATCGCGTTCTGAGGCCGGAGTTTTTGCCGTCACAACCGGAGCGTGGAGCCCGTATTTTCGAAGTTCTTGGGACACGGCTTTGCAATGGCTAATGTCAACACAAAAGAAAATAATGTTTTTCCGTTTTTCAGCCATGATGGTCTGCATCGAGGATTGGACAGCCACAGCGACAACATCGCTTTTATCAACTGCCTCGGCCAGTGATTTTATGATATAGTCACCGCCCGAGTTCCGCTTTACTTCTGTTAGGTCGGGTTGAGCGTCACCGATTTTAGATCTCAGCCTGCAGAGATATCCACCCTCGATCAGATCCCCGACATTAGCCTCATAACAGACGTGATGTAAAATGTGGTCCTTATGACAAATTGGGCCACATCCCATCCGGTAAGGTGTCGCAGTAAACCCGACAATTCTCAGGTTTTTGTTAAGGCTCCGGCAACCTTTAATAAACTTCCGATATTTACCTTCCCCTTTGGCCGGTATCCTATGAGCCTCATCAATAATGATGCAATCGAAAGGTGCGAAGTTCCCCCATCTTCTGTGAATGCTGTCAATACTGGCATAAGTAACAGAATGATCTTCATCTCGTTTTCTTAGCCCTGCAGAGTAGATCCCAATATCCCCACCGGGCCAGACTTCCATCAACTCTTCAGCGTTTTGTTTAACCAGTTCTTTCCTGTGGGCTAAGATACAAACACGGAAAGCAGGATAGTCAGCTTTCCATCTCTGAATCGCCCACGCCATCATTAAAGACTTGCCTCCGCCGGTTGGGATTACTACGCAAGGATTCGACTCATAGATACAAATATGGTGATGCAGCGCACTTATTCCGTCCTCTTGAAAAGGATAGGGTTGTAGAATACTACTATTTGCCGTCGCAGGGAACAGTGTCATTTACTTTATTTCGTCTACCTTCCTATACCGCTTCTTAGTTGCTTTAGTTACGCTCCGCAAACTTGAAAAAGACCTCTTTGTTGAAGCTTTGGCTTTCCCTACTACCTTCCTCCCGGCCTGTTCAAGCCTCTTAAGGCCCTTCTTTAATTCTGCTTGTCGTCTTGTCATTTCACTCATGTTTTTGCCCTTTCCTTTCGTACTTATTCCTTCTTCTTTTTAGACTTTTTAGACTTTTGTTCAGTCATTTCTTTAATCTTGAACTCATACTTGTAAGGAGAAAGCGCAATGAACTTTTCTGCTAGTTCCTTAGTCTCAAACCTTTTCTCCATTTGTGTTTTTATTAATGTTCCGTGTGCGACTAAACATTTCGAGTTACCGCCCGGATTGTATTCGTCCATCTTGTACCCGGGACATGGTGTTGATATCCACGTTGTCACTATCCAAACTACCATAAAAAACTTTGTCATGATTTCCTCCTATACTATTAGTTTAATATTGGGTTTCGTTCTTGCCTAAAAAATATAATTGTTTCATTGTCTTTAATCTCAACTAGTTGATAATACGGGTAGAATCCATAGTAATCATCCATTGGCTGCACCTGATATTTGTCGTTTTTCAGTCCACCTATAAGATATCGACAATCGTCTCCGGTCTGAACATAAAGAGAAATTTCTTCAAACTGGCTACATTTTTTTTCCTTTATTTCTACCTGAATGCCAGTGCAGTTACCTCCAGTAATAGTCCCGGTAATAGTCCCGGTCTGTGCTCCAGAGTTCTTTGCAACAAAGATTAGAGGGGTCAGGCATCCAATCGTAAAAAATATTACTATTGTCCATACTTTTTTGCTCATTTTAAACCTCCACTGGCCGTTCATGTGACAAGCACCCTTTAAGTAACTTTAATTGTCTGTCTGTGGAGAAGTCTGCAGGGATATATTCATTAGAAGGCAGTTCTTCGCTTAACAGTTCCATCCGCTGATATCCTTCTGCAGTTAGCTCTGAGCAAAAAATGCTGGTCAGGTCTTCGGTGTTCATACCACCCCAGCCGTCATACATCGCTTTAAGAAGCTCAATAGTGTCCTTCTCATACGGCAGGCCAACAACTTCGTTTCTGAAGTTTTTTAGAGCCATACGCATCCCGTAGGTTCTCTCAACTTCCAAGTGCCGGATTGCAACTTCTCCATTATAGCGTCTGATCCGCTCTCTTAATGGCCCTACCTGGACACCCCTTGTCTCAAGGCCAGACTCAATGTCAGCGACGTTACTCATAATAGTTGATTCAAAAATCAGTTTCATGTCGTACTCTGGGAGGCTCATAGCTATCCCAACATGCGACCATTTACTACCGGAACGCTTCCGGATCTGCTCACTAAAGAATCCTTTTCCAGAGAACAGCACGATATCTCCTGTTTGAATATCCTTTCTCATTAGATGGTACTTCACGACGGTTCCTCCTTCCCTAGTTTAAACCCGATCTCGTTAGCTTTAAACTTCTTTGTGGCAGGGTCAATTTCAACACCCTTAAGAACAAATTCTATGTCTCTAGTCACTACACCGTTAGCTACCGCTATACAGTCTCTCAAGACATCGGTCAGGGTCTTCATAATTTCCATGGTTCCTCCTTATTTGTTTGGTCCTGTTAATTCTAGTATCCATGCTGTTTGTGAGCATTTAACAATAACGGCAACACGCCGTCCCTTGATCTCTTTCGCCATATATTTGCCGTCATGCTGTGTTGCTGTTGGATTCACGTTTGCCAGAGATTCGTTATAAAACGATTCCCACGCCTTATTGAGCATAGACGCTGGCCCGCTCCACTTCTGGACGCTCAAATCACTCTCGTACCGCTCCATAACATTGCCAATCGGCACTCCACCATAAACGACCTCAGATCCCGAAAACTCTTCCTTGATTATTTGAGTTTTGTCGTTGAGACTTGAAGGAGTACAGGCCATAAGTTCTTTTGTGCTCCATTTTCCATCACCGTCGCCGTTTACCCAAATTGATCCATCCTTATTTGTGAATTCAATGCTGTTGTCTGTTGAGTCTGTTGGTTTTGCGAAGTGGATCAGGTCTGGCAGAACGATGTGATGAGGGCAGGCTTCAAGCTGTTTTTCGCGTGAAATTGTCGCTCCGGTATAGTTACAGCTCCAGCGTCCATGGTCCGTGTCCGTTTCGGGAGTAGAATGGCAACATTGCCTGCAGGAAATGTACGGTACCGGCAAAGCTTTTAAGGATTCCCCCCAACATAAATCGGAGGCAGGACAAAACCTGCAGGTAAATGTTCCGGGTTTTGAAACACATCTTTCTGGAGCATGTCTGGCTAGAATTATCCGACGGGCCTTCGCTATTAGTTCGTTAGATTCCCGTCCACTATAATGAATCCGCTCGGTGTAAAGTTCATCGGTGTTTTTGTTTACAGCCATATACAAGGCACGCTTCATGCCCGTCTTATGCATATACATTTGCATCTGAGCATAGTGCTTGAAGAATCCGACCTTAACGCCTTTTTTCTTCAGGATCTTAAAATATTTGTCGTTGTGGGTTTTGCCTTCGAATACATGCCAAGTTTTAGGAGCTTCAGGAATACCTAAGCAGCAACCGTCCATATGACCGCTAAAATGACCGCTGACATCCGACATACCAAACTGTTCACCTTTGTCATCAACGTCGTGAACGGTTACGCCTATAGACCTTAGATCCCTTACCATCCGGCCTTCCTGCAGGTGTCCTGTCTCAAACAACCTGTAAAGTCTGCCAGGGAAATTCTCTTGTACGCAATCGTTAAAATCGTACCAGAGATAACGATCACACTCATGGCCAATGATACTGGCCCCCAGATATCCCCTTGGAGGCTCAGTATCGCCATCAACCTTAAGGCTAATATATATGGCCGTGACTGTTTGTGAATCAGTTGGGAGACAGGAACTAATATCTCCCATTACTTAATCACTAATATTTTTTCACGTTTTGGAAGGCATGCACCTTCAACCGCAATCCCAGCTTTGAGATCGGCGCGAATGTCGTCGGTCAAGACCTTGGTTGTGGTTACTTCTTTAAGGTATTTCCTAGCCAAATCCGGCACGCCTTCGCTGTCCACTTCGGCAAAAATATCAATCGGTGCTTTCCCTCCGGGGTTCTGGACGTTCAAGGTATGTTTTGTGGTTTTGACTTTTGGGATGTTTGAGGATTCCATGGCATGTTTTAATAACTCTTTGACTTTATCAGCCTTTGCAGAAAACTGCTTCGCCATGGCCTGCAGCCTTCCAGCCTCAAGCTTGAGAGTTTTTTCCTGAGCGATAGCATCTTTGATTATATAAACAAACTCATCAGCTCTTTCGGCCAAGTTCTCTTTGATATCGTCATAAAACGATTTCAAAGCGTCCTGAACGGCCGCGGAAGGGCCTTCGGCCTCACCTTGAACACCAGAGGCCAATGTTTCATTCTGCTCTTCAGTATAGAGGTCCCATGCGCTTGCAAAGCTGTCGGGGGTTCCGAACGATGTCAGCTCGGGCTTAACTAATTTCAATGCTGTGTTCATAAGGTGGTCTCTCTTCTATCGCTCCCATGGCGGTTTAGTTTTGGTTGATGACGTAGTTGCTGGTTTGATGGTTTTTTTTGCCTGAGGCTTTGCCTTTGTGGTCCCACTGTCTGGCTCAGTACCAGCAGTCGCTTCTTTTTCTTCTTTTTCTTCTTCTGCTTCTACTTCCTGATCCGGGTTAGCTGGCTTGTACGTCCGGACTTCGTTCTCAGCTTCACGATCACCGTCACCAGCCTTAACTTTGAGCTTGACGATAATTATTTTCTCGATCAGTTCCTGGCTGTCGGTAATCGCAGCCAAGCCAAGGGCCTGCCCAAGAGCGGCCAGTTGCTTAATGCCAATCTCAACGCATTTCGAATTTGGGTTGCTAAGGTTAATGTTATCAAAGACTTTCCGGCCCTCATATTCTTCTCCAATAACAGAAAGCTGAAGTTTGAGATATGATCCATCGCCTTTTTTAGTCTCTTTTACTTCTGCTTTCTCGATGAACATGTGGTATTCACCAGGAGGCAAAGGTTTAAAGTCTTCTGTCTTTTCATGCTGGCCTGGCTCGAAAGCGTTCCCACCATAACTATCTGAAATATCGCCCATGGTTCTACTCCTTATGTGTTGTTATTATTTAACTACCTTAGTCAATGCTTTCATAAATTCATTCCAGTCAAGAGGCAGTTCATATGGCAATCGGCCATAAGGGCCACGACCACCACCCGGATGAGCTGGTCTTTTCTGGGTGAACAGAAATCGGAATCCACCAGTTACGTCAATACCGCGTTTCTTTTCCTGTCCAAACCCTTTGTCTTCTTTCTGCACCTTAACTTTAGTGTTGCAAAACAGAATTACATCTGCCCAACGAAAAAGCATATTTACGGCTTTCTCGTTAATGTCAAGAATGTACTGATCGTAGCTGTCACCGGATGGATCGTCAAAGCGTTTAACCTTAACATGTCCGATAATAATACTGGACATCCCTTTGTGGCTTCTCAGGGCGTCCAACCCTTCTGTGATCTGTCTCCAATAGTTCACTGATTCGGTGTATCCTTTGCCATACCCACCGCCAACGGCCTCAATATTCTTTACGTTTGCAGCGTCGCAAACAGCGTTCCAGACAAGAGGCTCCATCGCGCTTGCGCTGTCTAAAACTACGGTTCTGTGCTCATGTTCTTCGGAGTAAAGGGATCCAAGTGCTTCGATAATATCTTCAAATTTATTGCAAACTGGAAACTTTGGGATTTCCAAGTCGTCTGCTCCCTCTTCACCTTTCATCGATAATAGGATAGGAGCGTTCAAGCCGGTCTTGAATATTTTATTGTCCTTAAATTGCGTTCCGCAGGAAAAGGTCGTGTTGTGTGTTACGACCAAATCTCGTCCCGCTAGATAGGTGTGAGAGGGTGAATCGACGGATATACATTTAACAGGGACGGACTTTACAGGTGTAACGGAGACGATAGCATCTTTATTGGCTTTCCTTCTGGAGTTTTTTGTTTTAAAGCAGTTAAACTTAAACTTTGAAAACCTAAAAGGATTTTCTTTCGGGAAAAATGCTACACGAAAATTGGGCCCACAATCTTTGCCATTAAGTTTTGCACGACATCTTGTAATAGATGCTTTGACCCCGAGAGATCGAAGCAGTTCGATAAATCCGTCACAGAGACACTCTTTGACCGTTGAGAATTCACACTGGCCTTTGTTGTTGTCGTAGCAACATCCGTCAGTATCCATGAGCCCAGCCAGCAAGCTTCTCCTGTCTTCTTCGGTACTTTCCCAAACTGAAGCATGGGGGATGTGCTTATTGCCTAGCAGGTTTCTGTTTCTTAGTTTTACTTTAAGACCTAAGATCGTAGAAGTCTTGCAGCCAGCAGTTTGGTATGGTTTACCAGTTGATCCCAAATTATTTCCAATTAGAGCGTCCCTGTCTGATATTGTTACTCGACCATCGCTAGAACTTCCATCTCCGAGCCAAACTCCCAAAACATATGGGTCAATGCCTATTACTGAAGTCTTCTTTATCTTGAGCGGGAGCGTGATTGGGACTGCATGATTGTAACGATCTCCGTTGGGAGGTCTAAGGGTCTTAAGGATTTGGCCTGTAGTCAACACTCGTTCTTTATTGTCCCGTATCGACCTTGTGAGCCATTGATGCTCTTTATCGGCTATCAATGAGGCCCCGCTCTTAAACTTCACTTCATAGCAGGTTCGTTTTTCCATGATACCCGTCACATCGGTAACGCGTACCATGCTGCCGTCTCTATCAAAGACATAATCCCCTCTTTTAATAAATTTCAGTGGTTGCCATCCCCTGTTTGTAAAAATTGGGGTATTGTAGTCGAGAGCCTTCCCGATCTTTTCAACACCTAGAACCAGGATCCTTGGTGCTCTTAAAATTGTTTCTTTTTTAATACTGTTAAGGTCAAACGTCATTGTTAGTAACTCCTTCCCTTTCCTCTTTTAACTGCTGTTTGGCGAATATAATGATTTTAAGCTTGCTAATATCACCCCACCTAATTCTATGCGCACACGATTGAATGTACTGGAGTAGCAAAAAAGTTCTTGACGATCTTACACAGGTAGAATGTTTGTTTTGACCTAATTTAGAAAGAAAAGTCCTTTCGTTCGACGTTGTGTATCTCATACATCACCTCCAAAAATTCGGCATAAAAAAAGACCGAAATCATAAAGCGGTGTGTGGCCTGCTTCGTAGAAATCGGTCTTTTTTTATGCCTATTGTTTGTTTGATCATTAAATATCCCCACACGGAATCAAAGTTTAAGCCCGATAAAAACACACTTTCAAAAGTCTGTCAAGATTTTATTTTTCATTAAAAATTTTATTTAGATGTCGCATTCTCTTCCAATAACTTTTAGTACCTACCTTCCTGCCTGATCGCCTACCGTCAAGAGTAAATATCCAGCGATTCCTGAAAGCAGCTGCAACAAATTTAAAATCATCCTCATACTGTGGGTTGTTATGAATCGCGTCAAGAAGCTCTTCTTTCCGAGCCGGTGTAATGTTTGGGTTTGTTAGCTGCCATGCAGCGTTCCGGA